TTTATCATAATATTTGACTTCTGGGAGATTTGTTACTTCCGTTTGGAGAGTATCAATCCTATCTTCAATTAAAGTAACCTGTTCATCATAATATTTGACTTCAGGCAAATCTTGTATGTTCTCCTTTACAAGATCGATCTCACCACAAATTGCTTCAATATCAGAATCATATGATTTTACTTCTGGTATTTCTGATCTTACTTGATCTACAATTTCACAAAGTTTTTCTAACTCTGCATCATAATATTTTACTTCTGGAATATCTGGTATATCTTTTCTTACGTCATTAATAAGACGTACAATTTCTGTTAGATCTGTTGCCTGCTCTACTTCTTCCTCAACAGTTTCTACAACTTCTTCTTTTTCAATATACTCTTCAACAGAAGGGAGTTCCTCTGCATTCTCTTCTGTTATAAAATCTTCGACTGATGGTAGATCACTAATGATCTCATCATCAATAGAAGGAAATTCTTCTTTAGACATTCTATTAGTAACTTTTTTACTTTGGGATTTCTCTCCCAAAGTTATTTATCTTCTTCCTTAAGTCCATCTTTTAACATCTTTGCCAGATCTGCGGTTGACCCAACAAATAATGCATTGTTAACAGTTGATGGTCCTTTTGCTTGCTTCTCTTCCTCAACGTCTTTTAGTTTTTTCTGAAGATCCATTAATTTGTCAGTAGCATCAGCCACATTTTTAATTAACTGACCTGCAACTTCATATGCTCTAGGCATTTCACTTTCTTGTGCAAGTTCAAGAATACCATTAATTGCTTCTTGTCCTTTTTCAATTATAGAATATAAATTACCTCTCGTGTAATCATAATCTTTTTTAACATCATCAACAGTATTTTTAATCTTCTCTACTTTTTTTTCTATAACCTCTGGTTGAACTAAATCATCATCAGTATTAAAAGTTTCGTTGAGTCCGTCAAATTTTTTTGTCATAGATACCATTAGAATCCACCACTAAACCCAAAGTCGTCCCCAACTTCAATAAGAGCAGCATCTGCTGCATTAATTATGTGAATCGGTGATCCACCAACATGATCTGATACTGGAGTTCCATCATGACCTCTATTAACAGTAATCTTATTACCAGAAATTGATTTAATGAACATCTCTTCACCATCAATATCAATATAGGATCCCTTAGTTACTGTGGTTCCATCTACAACTTCAAAAGTTTTGACAGTTTTGTTTATATCAGTTGTAAGAGTAGTTGCTGCATCTCCAGTATAATTTTTGACTGCTCTTGGTTGTACTGAATATGTTTTTTCTCTTGTTGCACTTGAAGAATCTTTTCCAGTAAGATAACTGATAGAAGCCTTTTTGATAATATCTTTGGTTGCAGAAGATGCAGGACCAAATAGATATGTTTTCGCAGTGAATCTAAACGTATAAAGAAGAACTCTCCTAGATGTAAAGTCACCATCATAATCGTCTTGCATTGTGACGTTTTCTAAGATAACTGGGATATCTCTTTTTTCTTTAATTGATTCTACTAACTCTACTGATAAATTATATGCTGGTTGAAAATACGGTAAAATTTGTTCTACAATTTGTAGAGCATCATCATTTAATTTTGTCATAACAGACAGTTCAAACTGCATGTTATATGGAACGGGCATATATGATTTCTTACTTTCAGTTCCATCATTTGGATCTTTGACGGTAAATGTTTGCGTCGTAGATACCTTTCTTGATGGATCATATGTCAATCCAGTAAACTCAAATGACATCCTTGGCAAAGTAATTGCAAAAGGTTTATTGAGGTCTGGAGACTGCTCTAACCTTGCTAAAAACTTTTGAGTAGGTCCGTATGCCAAAGGAACTTTTACAACACTTACAACGTTGTCTGAAGAGTCTTCATGCTTAATGCTAATATTATTAAAGAGTGTGCCAAAAGATATAATGGTCCTCCTCAATATTTCGTTATAAAAATATTCAAACATGTTAAAACCTACAATATCTTTATCTTAAGATATTTTTATTTAGGGCATCCCAAATGGGTTTTGTTCTGAGAAGTCAATAATTGAGTCTGCCTCGGTTTCAATGTTTATATTGTCTGCAAATCCATCGTCAGCAGGTTGAACATCAACAATTCGTAACTCATAAGATGCACCAGAAGTTGATCCTGTTAGAGTTTCACCTGCAGAAAATTCTCCCGAGACTGTTCCAACCACAAGAACATTATTTGTGGCATCCCATGTTCTAACTCTTGCTGTAGTGCCACTTGAAGATCCAGTGATAATTTCATTAAATACAAATGTTCCAGTGCCAGCACTTTCTGGATTTGATAATGTTACTTCTGGAGTAATTACGTATCCATAACCTGCATCCAGAACATTGATACTTGCGACTGTTCCTCCAACATTTATAGTGGATATTCCAGTTGCTGTTGATATACCTGGGAAATTGATGTAATTCTTTTCAGAAACTTCATTAGATACTGTAACATTTGGTGGACTTAAATATCCACCACCACCATATGTAACTGCAATTCCTGTAACAACACCACAGTTTGCTCTACCAAATTCAAACACGGATGTTGCAATGCCAACATTAGTTGCTGCACTACTAATGAATATAGTATTTGATTCGATTGTAGTAACGAAAGTATCTACAGGTATGAAATTGTATAGATCACTATAACCAATACCAAGTCTTACCCTATCACCAACTACAATATTTGTAGTCGTCACACCAGTAATTGAAGTAGATCCAATACCAATTGTTCCCTGAGTCTTAATTGATGTAGATCTTATAGTAGCAATTCCAAGTGCTCTAAACTGTTCGTCAGCACCTCCTGGACCTGCTACAGAGACTGCAGGAGCAGAATTGTATCCAAATCCACTATTTCCAATACTTATACTATTAACAGTTCCTGCAGCAGATACTGTAACAGTGGCAGTTGCTTGAACTGGAGATGGGGCACTAAATGAAATTGTTGGAGTAACTGTATAACCTAAACCAATTGTTGCTCCAGTTCCAGTTGCCCAAGAATCTGATATATTAAAAGAAACAGCAGTAACAATACCAGTAATTGGATGTATTGTAGCAATACCAACTGCAACTTGAATTGGAGTGTTTGTTCCAATACCAGTTCCAATTGTAACTGTTGGTGCTGATGTATATGCTCTACCTGTCGTGCTGAAAGCAACTGAACTTGGATTAATAGATGATCCGGCAATCCCTATAGTTGCAGATGCATAACTAACTCCTGGATGTGCTATAACTACTAATGGAGCACTAGTGTAGAATTTACCTCCAGATGATATTGCAAGAGATTCAACAGTTCCTCCAGTTTGTGCAATATTAGATAATGTTGAAGTTACTATGGCAGCATTGCCAGTTCCTGTTGGTAAAGCAAAAGTAACTGTAGGTGCTGTATTATAGAATACTCCACCAGTGGTGCCTCCTGGGAACAGGAAGGACGATCCACCCACACTTATGGGTGCAGATGTCACACTGACTCCTGTAGACACCATAGGAACGTCTAGAATAGCAGTAGCAGCTGCCCCTACGTGTTTTGGTGGAGTAAACGTAACCGTTGGTGCTGTTACATATCCAGATCCAGCAGAACTAATAGTTACTATACCAACCCCTCCAGTTGTTGATATTCCAACTGTTGCCGCAGCTCCTGCTCCAGTATTTGAAAAGAATTGTACTCCTGGTGCAGATGTATATCCAGAACCAGTATTTACTAACTGAACCTGCTGAACAGATTGTAAACTTGGATTTGCATTTAAATTACAAACATTTATTCCACCAATCATAACTGCTGTTGCAATACTAGTTACTCCACCAGATGGTGCTGAAGATATCGCAACTCTTGGTGGAGTTGCATATCCACCTCCTCTTTCCAATATTCTAATATATCTAATTGCACCGTCTCTAATGCTTGTTAGTGCAGTTGAGGTTACAGCAGAACCAACTAGAGTGAGTGTCTGAGTGGGTCCTTGAATAGTATTAATTCCATCATCAGTTGATCCATCATAATCTTCGCCAATCAAGTTATTATCAACATCTTCGATTCCAGTTGCAATAACTTCATCTTCCAATCTGAAGAGTTCACAATATAATTCATATGTGTAAAGATCTTGTAATTGATAATATGGTTTTGCATATTCAATATCTTTAATTTCATATATTCTATCATCAAGGGGAAACCAAATTAAATCTCCACTTTTAGGTCTACTTGATAATTTTATATTTGATTGATTTTGGATCAAAGGAGTTATATAGTTTTCAAATCTTTCTCTTGATATGATAAGTCTTACTTCATCTTTAGATTCAATACCAAATTTTGATAGTAAATTTCCAGCACCAGAATACTGATCATAATTATCAATATATGCCTCAAGAGGCAAAGCCATATCAAACTTAGATTGAACAACTTCTCTTATGACAGTATTTTCTGTCATATATTTTCTAGGTAGATAAAAAATATCTACACCATAAGTTCTAAGTTGCTCATTAATTAGATCCTGAACAAGGTTTTGTTCAGAAGATGTGCCTTGAGTAAAAAATGGATTTAATACCATAACGTCAACCTATCATATCAAGAGGTGGAAGTTCATATGTATTAGACATTTGCTCTCTAATAATCTCTAAATCTTTTTCTGCATCATCATAAATTTGACGACCATTTAATTCAATTCCTCCGGGCAATTTAACTCCTTGGAACTTAATTAAATTTTGACCCCACTGTCTTTTCATCAATGCAGTTAAGTATTTTTTTAAAAATGAATCATTATAAACTCTTGTAAAATCATTTGGATCTAAAAGTCTCCAACAATCAAGTACAATATATTCATCTTTCTCTACATTCTGCCAATCAACATCCAAATATAATCTATCTTGTCTCTGATTAAATCTTATTTGCTTTTCAGTATTCAATAGAAAATCAATATCAGAAAGATATGTTTTTGTCATTGCATATGACAACATTTCCATCGAATTAAAGAAATATAAATCATTCAAAAATAACTGATATTTCAGACTAAACATCCCACCAGATATTGTGCTATTATCAAATCTAAAAATTTTATTGATACCAATTACTGAAGGTGGAACTTGAATGTAATTACTATTTTCTTCGTATGAAAATGTTACACTACCTCCATCAATATCAGCACTTGCAGTTGTGGTAACAACTCCTTTTGGATTGCTTGATCCCTTACCTCTTCCTCTATCAATATCGTCTTGGGTTATTTTATATTTTAAGTATGTCTGAACTACTCCATCAAAATGTCTCTCATGAAAATATTGTAGAGCATCATCCACAAGATCATCTACTTGCTCATCAGCAATGTTTATCTCCAATACAGGAGCACCTAGCTGCCTCTTACAGTAATTAACTAGATCTGTTCTACTTGCTGGTTGAGCCATTTATTCTCTAGTTTCCTATGGGTATTTATGTTCTTTGCGTGATGGTATTATATACATAAACATTACCATTTACTAAAGGATATGTTGATGATCCTATAGTAACCAAAACATCATACATATATCTACCTTGATCCAATGCCTTAGTTTGAGTATCCGTTAGGGAAACTTGCAATACACCGCCTAAAGAACTTGTTATGCCAACTGTAAAGGCAGTATAATTATCAGTACCAGTTGATGCGCCAATACCAATAGATTTGGATAACTTTCCTGATCCAGAGTAACTGGTAAGATTGAAAGCACTATTTGAAGTACTCTTAATATTAAATGTTTGAGTGAAATCTGTTCCACCATAAATGGTCAAATTTGCGCCATAAGGAACTCCAGAATTTGGATCGAAAGTAATTGTACTAGACGCCATCTACTATTCCTATTAGTTTCATTGTTTCTTGTTGCTTATAATATAATTTGCAAAAAGATTTTGCAATATTCTTTAATTCATCACGATCATTACAACTATCTATCTCGGATGCTACTTTAGTGTATGCAAATTGTTTTGATAAGTTGATTAGTTCGATACTATCTGGATCCATGTAATAACTCCTTTA